TTATAGATCGCAGTCCTTTTGCTTTTGTCATGATATTTTCTCCCTCGTTTCTGGGGGGTCTTAGGTATCACCCCCATGATTTTACAGGCCTTAAAACGCATCTGAGTGGGTAAGTATTTATAGGTTTACATCCATGTGAATGTTATGACAGTTCCGAAGTACAAAACGCTCCATGTGTCGCTTACGGAAGACGAATATTTCAACCTCCTAGCACTCAAAGCCGCGTACCATGCAAAGACATGGGTGGATCTATTCCAGACTTTGGCGAGGCTCCCAAAATGACCATGAAACGATGCTCACATTGCGGTATTACGAAGTCGGCGAGCGAGTTCAACACGGACAAGCACAATCGAGATATCCTTCAAAGTTGGTGTAGATCGTGTTCGAACAAAGCCAACAATGAACGTAGGTATCGCATAGGGGAGTGTCTCCCCCTGGGAACAAACTCGGCTTGCGCGTGCTTTTTGGGTGTCTACGTTGCTGAAAGGGTCCTGTCCCATGTATTCAAGAACATCGAAAGGATGCCGTTCGGAAATCCCGGATTTGATTTCGTCTGTGGACGTGGATATAAAATCGATGTCAAAAGCGCGGCGCGCGCGAAGAGCCGACCGAATACGTGGATGTTCACCATCAAAAAAAACATCACCGCAGACTTTTTCCTCTGTCTGGCATTCGACAACAGAACCAACTTGAACCCAGAACATGTCTGGCTTGTTCCGGGTAACATAATCAATAACCGCAAGATGACGTCAATCTCAGATAGCACACTTGCGAAATGGGAAGCTTACAGGCTATCTGACAAGTTAGACGAAGTCACATCCTGCTGTGATATATTAAAAGGCACAGCATGAGGGAGGGAGGCCGTCCGCGAGAACTCCTCGAGTTCTGCATCATGCGGCCCGGCGATCTCCCTTTACGGTGTCTCCGTGACATGCCGGAGAGGATAGTTATGGCCGCTCGCCTTCAGGCTCGCCTTCGCAGGGCTGGACGGATCGCCCGCCCCGGTCACAGAATCGACGTAGCCGAAGCCGACATACATCAGGCCGTTGTCATAATCGCGGTAGAAATTGAAGACTTGCTTGGCCCCCTTCATCGTGTCGAAGATGAGTTCAGCCGCCCCACCCACCAGAGTGTAGGGTCCCGAGTCGGCGACGACGCCCGCGCCCGTCTCCCCAGTGGCTCGCATGGCTCGGATCCCCAGGGCCTGCACATCGGCGTCAGCATTCAGAGCGGCGATCACCTCGTCGGCGGTGGATATCGGAGATCCTTCGGAGGTCTTGAGATCGACAGTAATGTCATTAGTAACGACGGCAACAGAAAGGGAACCCGCGTCGTTGTCCTGGAAGTCAACGGTGATAGAGTTCCCGGCCACTCCACCCGTCCGGTGGAGGATTCGGAGGTGGCTGTTAGCCGCACCACCGGTTGACGAGACCTCGGCACATTTCGCGGCGACGAATGCCTCGATGGTGGCTTCCCAGTCGTCCAGGCCTGGAAATCGTTCTCTGGCAGTCTTTCCGATATCAGTAATTTCATGCATCTCTGTCTTATCGTCGAAGCTAAGATTCATGCATCCGAAAATCTCAGTCGGGACGATATACTTCCCGGTAGCGCATTGGATCACGTCATCGGATTCTACCGCGGCCGAAAGGACAATGTACCCCGCACCGTACCATATTTCAGACGGCGTGATAGTCGCGAACTCTCCCTCTCCGCCCGTCTGTTTCTCAAAAACTGGCACCGCCGAGTTGTTCATCATTCTCTTAGTGGCATCTGTAATTCTGTAGACCGTATAAGCGGCGTGCCCTCCCCACTTAGAGGCGGAGAAGTCTACTGATTCCATAGCTTCGTCTGAATAATTCTGGTCCTCGCCCGAGCCCCGATAGACCCGGACGTAAGAGCCTGGTGTAGGACTCAGTGCCATATCTCAACCTCACGTTTCGGCTATGCCACCACTAACCGAAAGAGTCACGTCCATCTTCTGAACGTCGCCAGGACCGCCAGGCCTCTTGATGCTCTCGACGTAGGCGGTGAAAGTGAATGTCCTAGTTCCCTTCACCACGACGTACTCATACGGCGTGTGCGCTGATTTCGCGGCCCGGATCAAGTCCTGGCCGGTATCGTCGTCGTCCTCGATGAAGGTCGCGGTTACGGTTCCATCATCCAGGCCTGGATACCTCGCCCGCGCGGTGTTCGCGTCGCAAGTAATGTCCTGCATCTCAACCTTGTCATCGACATCACACGAAATGCAACCAAGCGTAGTCGTGCTAGTGTTCGTATTGAAGTCGAGTGTCGCCAATCCATCCGGTGCTAATACCATTTCCTAATCACCTCTATTTCTAAGAATCCGCTATGCAGCGGACCACCCTAAAATCAATCATGAATACGTGCCGCCCGTTCTCGTCAACGTAATGATCAGGGTGGCGGCCCTCCCAGATCATCGCAACGCTGTGACCGAACGCCGCCATCTTATGGAGCGCGTCCCGGATCGCCAAGGCGTCGGTTTGTGCGGTCTCCAGCGATGCCCTCCGGACCTGGATCTGGACGCGGGGTTTCTCGATGTCGCCCCCACTCACAATGTACCCGCTGCCACCGGCCGGAAAGATGGCGATTTGCGAGGCACTGGATTCGTTGAAGCCGTATGCCCTGATGTTGCTGTATCCGGCGGCTGTGAGCGCGTCGGTGACGTCCTTTACGACGGGATTCATGGTCATCCAACCACCCCAAAATCTATGAGCCGCCCCAGAAAAACTAATAGAAACGTAAAGGCCGCAAATGCCCCCAAAAGGTACCATCTCCAGTTTTCGAGGGATATTATCCGTTTTTCATGGTATTGTACTTCGTCGCATAATCCACCCTTGCCGCTGATTTTAGTTTTCAGATGATTCACGTCGTGATGAATCTGCAACAGAAGTTCCCGATCCGTCTGAGGCTCGTCGGCGGCTATGGCCATCTATCCCCCAGTTCAGCCTTGCACTACTTCGACGACCTGATTTTTTCCGACCGTTGACCCGAAGTAGAACGCGATGATCACAAGGGCAATGCTTTCGGGCACTTGGCCCGCGAGATACCCCGCCAGGATCATAACCGATATCAGGAACCGCTTCGATATCAGCTCCTTTTCTACGTAGTCGCCCCATGCCATTCCCTCACCTCACCGCCCCATTTTCTTTAGGGCACAGGCGGGATCGATCCCGTAGGTGGCCATGTACGGCCATCGTTCCAGAGAATCGCTGCCCCCACCCGGTTTGTATTCCCAGATCCCCATGTGCTCCTCGCCGCCAGCGGGCATCTCTGCGACGACGCCCTCGAGCTCCAGACATGGCAGCCAGGTATCGTCCTCAGCGGCGACCGTTTCCAGCCTAGCCAACGCCTCGCCATCCATCACCATGCCCCGGCAACAATTCGGGCAGCCTTTCAGGAGGAGGCCCCCAACACTGGCAGCTTTCCGCTTCGCTTTCCTGATATCGCTATCAGTTACCTCAATTTCCTCGTCACATGCTGGACATTCAGTTACAAATCCCATTTTTTCACCTTCATTTTTGCAAGTGTTTCTCAACATACTTCGCCGCGTTTGACGCTAATTGCTCCACCGGGTCAGTGATGAAATGACTTTTGCCGGTCGTGTGATTGAGAGATGCGTCCTGATGCTGGCGGTAAATGTAGCTCTCCGCCGGGCCGCCGCCGCCGAGGATAATCACTCCCCGTTCGTCGTCGCGTTCCGTTCCAAGTGAGTTTCGCATCGTTCCGCCGTATTCGAGTGCTACGGGGCATTGCCTCTTCATCTCCGAGAGAACCTCGCCCTTCCCCCACTCCTCCAGCCCGTCGAGCGCCTTCTTCTTCGCGGTGTTGATGACGGCCCCGGCGGCCCATTCGACGATCTTCATGTGTACACGACCGTGCTGTACGCCGTCCCTCTGTCATCCACCGACATATCGACCCGGAGGAGAGGAGGAGTCTCGCCCGCAAAAGTCACCTGGTCGGTATCATTCACAGTCACACTGCCGTCCAAAAAGATCTGGCAATGCGAGACGACCTCCACCCCGTTCTTGTCCCGAATGTTGACGACCTCCTTCTCGACGTAACACGAGTACACGATCGGCGTCCCGTAAGTCGGGCCATAAAGCCCGTTGCTAGATACGGCGGCGATGGATACCGATTGATTCATTTCGGCCCGGAAGTCGTCGATTAGGCTCATGCGTCGGGGTCCGTCCATTGCGGCCTGGTCACGTCGCACGGTTCGTATATCGGCGGTGCGGTGCCGTCGAACTCCCCAGGCTCACCGGTGTCGTTCGTGTGACTGATCGTCGGGATGGTCCACCCGAGGTTTGTATCCCGCCTTTCGGCGACCAGGCTTTGCAGAGTCACCAAAAACGCGGCGTGGCGCTGGCTTCTGGAAGTTGACATTTTGCCGATCTTCTTGTCGAACTCCCTGGACAATTTCGCTATGCACCACCTGCACGCCAGGATCGAGGCGGCCAGAATTGAGCCGCCCTCAGCGTATGCCTGGGTGATCTCGTCATCATAGAGGAGCATGTCGTTGGTGTCGGTATCCCCGATCTTGACCCGGATCTGATCCCGGGTGGTCGTGAAGTCGGGCGTGTACGTTTTGGTTCTCGCCATTTCCCTCACCACATCACTTACGCAACTATCTTAGCCGTTACCGAAAATGTAAAGCTCGCGTCGTCGGTCCCTGCATCTGTCACCGTATACTTGAGCCTAAGCTCGTCGGGGAAGGGGCCATAATCCACAGTGGAAGCGGCCATACTAGCATCTGTCGGCGTGATTATGTCGCCTTCTGCAATCGATCCTGTCCGTTGCAGGACCATGATGAAACGCTTTGCTCCCCCGTTGCCGAGGATGTCGGCGAACCGTCCGATATCATAATAGTTCGTTCCGTCGATCGTGCCCTGGACCCACATCTTCAGGATGTCACCGGAGTCCGTCGCGGCGGCGGTTACGTCGAGCTGAATCAAAATAGCCGTGGTGCTATGCGGAATCGACGGAAAAACTTGAGTGCCCGCCGCCGTTCTGGCGGCAGACGCAAGGATAGTAGGCATCTATCTATCCCCCCCAAAATTATTCAAAAGCCTGTACGGTGATCACGTCGGTGGCGACTACGTGCGTCGCACCGTCCCCGGTCAGGACGATCCTGTCAGGGCTTGCCCCGATCGTGAACAGGTCGGTCACGCCGCCCTTCACAAGGCCGGTAGCGGATCGGATCTGAGCTGTGAACATCGTCGGCGTGAACGGCACAGGGATCTCGACCAGTACCGCAGTATCCACCTCGTTAGCGGTGACAGTGTGGGCAACTATACACTGTTGCTTGGTTGCGGCGGCGAGACCACCAACCAGGTTCTCCAGCGTGGCAGGCTGCGCCCCTCCGGTCCTGGTGACCGTGACGTTCCCCGCAGTTCCGACGGCTTCGGCCATGATGAGAACAGTATCCCCATCGGCTATGGCAGTATAGGGACTGGCGGTCTTGCCGTTGATGGCAGCGGCGAGGTTCGTTGCTGACTCGGATGCACTGGCCCCGTAAGCCCATTCCCCATCGGCTACAACCGGGGTCTCGTCATGGGTGAAAGTCTCTGCGCCGACAGAGACCGATGTACAATCCCCCGTCGCACCGAATAGACATGATCCGACGGCGATTGCTCCGGGATCTTGAGTTGCCAGAACTCCAGCCGAAGATGTGAGACCCGTTCCGGCAATAGCGGAGACAAAGTCGGCCACAGATTCCAGCTTGCTGGGATCACCCTCGGTGCCCTCGTCGATGAATGGAATCGAGTCGGCGGCAACATCAAGAACCGCATCCCCGCATTCGTCAAGATCGACTGACAAAACTCCAGACGTGGCGGCCAACCCTTCCCCGGCAATCGCTGTTACTAGATCGGCGACGGCTTCCAATTTGGTGGGATCACCGTCGGCGGATTCGTCAACGAAAGCTATGGTATCGGCCGCAACATCGATTGCAGCGTCACCGCATCCGTCCAGATCAACTGCCAGAGTCCCGGAAGAGGCCACAAGTCCCGTTGAGGCTATCCCGGATACAAGATCTGCGATAGACTCTTCGTAGCTCTCGGAGTCGTCGGCGTCGTTGAAGATGATCGTATCGGCCGCAACGTTGACGGTCCCGGCGGCCATCTCAGCGATGTCGAGCTCGTCAGAGGTGTTTATGCCGGTAACGCCTGACGCGCTACCGACTCCTCTGATACCTATGGGGGGTGGTATTCCTACCATATCAATCCCCTCATGAGATCTGGATCTCCACGAAGGCGTTGTCCGAGTGGAAGATCATTCCAACGTCCTGGTAGATGTGGACCTCGCGGTTTCCGATCGGCACCCGGGTATAGTCGGAGTCGATGGTGATCGCCCGCGCCTGGACGAGTTCCGCTGCCTGCCTGGACTTGCAGACGATATAGACGTAATCGTCGGCGAGCTGATCGTTCCTGATAGCCCAAGAGTCTACAGGGGCGGTCTTTGCGCGACCAAAGAGCCCGCATACCGATTCGGCGACCGTGGTCGAAGAGTCCGAATAGGGATCCTTCTGCGCCAGAGCGTCGAGGGAGTCGGAGTTTCCGACAAGGAAAAGGTCGGAAAGACGCGCCCTGAACTTGGAATCGAGCAGCCCACGAGCGACTCTCAGATCCTCGTATATGTCCCGGTTCGTGTCCGTGGTGAGCCATGCGCCGATATTGTTGTAAGTCCCGCCGGTGGCGGCGATCTTGCCGTTGCTGTTGGCTCTCGCGGCCGTCAGGAGGCCCGTGATGTTGTTCACGGTCACGCCGTTGATGAACGCCTTGTCCTCTCCTCTGAAGATCTTGTCCATGCAGGCCTTGACGTACTGGTTGTACAGTTCCGGCCTCTTGTCCATGTCGTCTTCGGATATCGTGAAGTAGTCGGGCCATCTCCAAATCTTTGCAGAATCGCCAGACGCTCCGATGGAAACTTCAGATCCTGGGGCGTTCTTGGCTCTTGGGATTACGTCTTTCCCGGCGAAGTCCGAGCTGATCCTTTCGTACTCGTCGGCGGTAGGGGCCACGTCGGTGTTGAGGTAGACCACCTTCCGGGCGAGCTGGTTGTCGAGGAACGCATCATACCATCCGGCGACGGCATCATACCAAACTTCGAGGAAGTTGCCAGGGATGGACCCGCTTTTATAGAGTTTATCAGTTACCATATTTTTTCACCTCCTCGATTACTTGATAAGCTGCACCTTGCACGGGAAGAGTTTGGTCACAAGATCACTGTCACCGTTGACGAGGGAGACGGTGGACGGCCAGGCGAGTGTGATTACGGTTGATGTGAGGCTGGCTATCTTGTTGACCTGGAGCTCTGCAGAGAGGTCTTCCAGAAGGATGTAGTCCCCTGCGGTCATTCCTGCGGTGGCAGCTTCGCCATCGGTCATGGTCATGGTAGTGGCTCCGACAGCAACGTCGGACGCCGGTATGATGTACGAACCCGACCCCATCGTGACGGCTTCGAGCGCCTTCGCAACGGTGGCGATCGTAAAGACCGTACCGGCGTTGCTCCCGGCCTCCTCGAGGATGCCATGAGACGAGGTAGACCCGTCCCCCAGTGCCGCAACTTCTAGGAAGTCGCCGAAGTCGATATTCGTGTTCGATCCGTTTGGCGTCACAAGGGCCATGCCTTCGCCGCCCACGACCGGGACCGGGGCGTAAGTCTCCCAGAGCCCGTCATAGGCCCCCCTCGGGCAGCCTTTCCTCTTGTCCGCCAGACCGATTATGCTCGTCTGCGCAGTAGCTGGGGCGAGCGTTTCCGCGTCCTGTGTCAAGCCGGACCCGACGACGGCAGCACCGAATACGATCGGAGTGGCGGCGGCCCAGCTTCCAATGCTGTAACTGTTCGTAGTTCTTATATCTCTCGTTACGGCCATTTCTATCCACTCCTGTCTCTCTTGAGCAGCTTGTCATCGGCCCGCTGCTTCGCGGCAGCGACGGAATCGGTAGCGCCCTCGGTCACGGTCTTGCCCTTGAGCTGCTTCTCGTCTACTGGAAGGGCCAGTTTGTCGGCGTTCTCTCTGATCCATCCAATCGGATCTTTTAGAAGCGCCTCGTAAAGATCGGCGGCCTCGGTCTGATGGCCAGGCTTGAGGCTCTCGGTGAATGCGAGCAAGTCGCGGGCCTTCTCTTTCGCCTCCAGCTCTTTGATCTTTGTCTCATATTTCTCGGTCAGTTCGGCTTTGGCGGCCTCGACCGCTTCAGCTATGAGAGGCTTTACGGCCTCCTCAGTTATGCCCGGCTCATGGCCGGGGTCGGTTTTGTCACCCATATTTAATCCCCTTTTATCGGCTCGATGAGCCGGTGACTGTGATTGTGATTTTTCGACATGGAATCCTGCGCCGTCTTCTGGCGTCACAACTCCATTTCGCACCATGGAATACTCGTAAAAGACGTAAGGACCGCGCTCGATGGCGTCGTAATGCTGGCCGTTCCATTCACCGCCCTCATAATCCATGTAGCAAGAAAATGAAAGTGAACCGTGGGACGGCTTCTTTGATCGTAGTTGATCAGCCTCGCGTTGGGTGAGATCAATCTTGAAAAACTCGGTCGTGGTCCTGGCCCTTCTCTTAGAGTCCTCGGCTTTGGGATCGTGCATTTGGCCGATGGATCGCACATCAGGATCTATCGGTTCGTGGTTCGGAACTACTCGGAGACCTTCAAACCAGTTGACGTAAGGCTTGAACTCTTCGTAAAGTCGAAGAGTCGGGAACCCGTGGCCGTCGAATACCCCCTCAACCATCGGGACCGTCGGGACCATGATCGAGGTCTCGGTCTCCTTTACGCCTTTGGCCTCCAGGACAACCTCGGTATGTGAGGACACCGCCTCTTTGATCCCGGATTTTTGTTTCATCGTAACCTCTTTCATCGTGATTTTTCGATAGCCTTCTGTGCATCGACATAAAACGTGAACCTTTGTTGTTACGCTTCCAGTTGAGGGATAGACACCATCGGGCAAGCTTCGTGCCTCGCCTTCCAGAGGGGCGCATTTATCGCATAGCCGCTCGTCGGGCGTGACGATCCTGAACCCCTCCCATTCGTGGGGGTCCATGATCCCGCGATTACAGGCGTCCTTTGTGCTGAAGTACTGGCCCCGGGTGGCGGCCTCGCTCGCCTCGTTGACGGCTATCGTTTTTGCGCGTTTCTTCAAAAGTTTTTCAGAATACCGAGTCGCCTTTTGATGAATCTCAGTATTTGAGAGGCCCTTCTTCTGCAATTTCTTAGCATAATTGTCAACCGCCTTAAGTCGTCGTTCATCGAGACCTACGAGGTCTTTGATGTACTTGGCCTGTTGTCGCGGGGTGTACCCCTCGAAATATCCCCTGAAAATGACCTCGCGCAGATCACGTTTCGCGCCTTCACCGATATCGGCGACAAGTTCCGCCCCGTGATCCTCGATCCAGTCCAGCGCCAGAGGGTTGGTCAAATCGTATCTGATCTTCGCGCCGGTGAGCCCCGCCAGATGATCTGAGTTTCGGGTTGCAGCGGCACCTAGCACGCCGCCTATCGCGGCTCCAGGCGCGTAGTCGGACCACTGGATCAGCTCGGCGGCATAATCGAAGTTGCCCGTCTCGATGTACTGCTCGAATAGATCCCAGTCGGTGGCGCTTAGTGTCGATTCAACGAAATCGAAGAAGTTTGAGGATATGTCTTTCGCGCCGGAGTCTATGATGCGCTGGAGGTCTGTGGCGTGACTCATTCAGGGGACACCACCGGAGATTGGCCGCCCTTGCGGGCCTTGAGTTCTTCGTACAACAGATCCCGTTCGGTCTTGCCGGTATCGTCGGGCTCCTCTGATAGCGGGGCGTGGCCGTTCTTTTCCCGGGCCTCGTTGATCGTGATTATACCAGCGGTCAGGTCGTCACGGACGGCCCTCTTTTCGGCCTCCTGGTCTTTCGGAGCCCAATTCCACCACCCCAGCTCCAAGACGAGGTCAAACCCGTTCCATTCGAGCCAGTCGTTCCAGAGGGCCTCAAAGGGCTGGCCGTAAGTCTCGCGCTCGCCTGCGATATGGTTGTCCAACAGCTCTTTGCTGGGCGCGGTCGTGGCTGAGATCGCCTGAGCTGTGACTTGGAGGATGTCGGTGTGGAAGAAGAAGTCCATGATCTCTTTTCGCAAGAGGGCGTCAGCCTCCCACGGATTGATCGGGATAGATACGTTCGGGTACTGGAGCTTCATCCCGGCTAGAGACATCTGTGCGCGATCGATCCCTTGATTTTGAACTATGTCTTCAGCATATTCTTTGATATCTCCCAGTGTCGGTTGGTTGGGGCCACCGATAAGGTCTGCGTCTTTGAGGAGGACCAGATCGCGAGCATCGAGTTGTGCGACCTGGTTGGGCGACCCGACGCGGTGCATGGTGAGCATCGAATCGTACCGCACCTCTTTCCAGGCTTCGATGCTGGGGACGATCGCCTTGATGAGACTTGTATTATCGGGAATTTTATTATCCTGGATGTATAACACGTTTTCGGGGTCGAGTTCTTGCGTTTTCCCCATGCCTAAGCTCTGGTAGAATTTCACGTCGTCGTCCTGAGAATCGGCCACGATACCGGGCAGGATCTTGTCGGCGACATATCGCTCTTGACCCGCAAGCGACGGTGGCATCGTGGCGAAAGTCTCGCCCGGGAGGATCTGGATGTCGGCAAAGTTGAGCCAGCTTCCGTCTCGGATGGTGGCGTATTCGACGACCACCTGGCGGAAGGTGTAGCCCTCCAGGAACGACCGCCGGATGAGCCCCAAGGTACCGACGTTGCGGGCTTTCCCCACCCGTCCGATCTGGGAATCGAGGCGCTTGATCTCAGGTAGAACCTGATAGATCTTCTTTTCGACTGCCTCTTCGTTGCCCTCCTCGAGCGGCTTTAAGATCCAATCGAATCCAGAGAAACACAAGCCCGAAAGACCGCCGATCGCCGAGATGGCAGGGGCGACGTTGCGATCTTCAACCAGCAGGGCGGGCGTGATGTTGCGCTCCCGGGTGTTGGCCGCGTAAGTGGTCTGCTTCACGATCGGACGACCTAGCAGCTTCGCTGGAGCGGCCTCTTGGACCCACGGGATTCTGCGCTTGATGGATTCGATGAGAGTCATTCATTCCTCGGGAGGGTCAATAACAACTTCCCAAATCTGTTGATAGAAATCATTGATTCTCACTTGTCGGACTTCAAGGTGGCAGGGTATATGCGCAAGCGGAACCTCGACAGTGTTACTAATCATGTCTATCTCCTGTGCTAAATGGTGTACTTCGTCCACGCTAATCTATCCCCCTTCCTGGAGTTGGGGCAATGTCGCTACACTGAACCTCTTGCCAGTTGGCGTCGAGATATTCAGCTATGGACCATAATATCACGAAGCCCGATAAATCATCGAATCTACTTTGCATTTGAGCACGCCCTGACTACCACCGACGAACCAGCACTGCTGCTCGAAAAGATCGAACTCGTCATCCTGGCATCTGTACATATTCTCATAGATCAAATCTATGTGATCAAAGTTCATACGTTCTCCCTCACCAATAAGACTTCGGGGCGCGGCGGCCCCCCGTGACGGCCCGATTCGGCACGGTCCAGGTGATGGGCGCGGGCTTCTGGATGTCAGCGAACGCCAACATCAGAGCGTCGCCACGATCAGGAGATCCAACGCCGCGCCGTTTCATCTCGTCCTTGGACTCTATCTGGATCTGACCCCGGGACGTGAATTTGTACTTGATATTAGAGAGTTGCGCGGCCAGGTCATCATCTTCGTCGATGTCGATATCACCGGCCTCGAAACGTTCCCGAAGTCCCCACCACCACTCTGCCCGGGCGTTTAAGAACCGTTCCGGATCTTTAGCGGCCTGGCCCGATTGCATTTCGACGGCAGGCTTGCCCATCTCTCGGAGTCGATCATAGACACCGGCACCGATCCCAACGGCGTCGATTCGTGCTTCGGTGGCATTCGTTTCGTTCAGAGACACCACGACGCGCCCGGTGGTCTGCATGGTGTCTTCCTGATGTGTAACCTTGACGACTCGCGCCGCGGGGCCTTGTCGGTGGACGATAACCGTCTCATCCGATCCCTGGCGGGCTACATCTACACCGAGTACGTCGGGTGTAGAAGCATCCAAGCCGCGATGCTGGGCGGCTTCTATCCAAGATAATGGGATAAGCGTATCCGTTGAAACGTCCGGAAAATCCCCGAGCACCCTGGATATCCATAACGGAGAATCTTCGCCCCATTTTTCCCACTTGTCCCGAACCCATTCAGGCGTGATGAGGTAGGGGGCAGGAAGGGGCCCCGTGATCTTTTCTCGCCAAGTGTTGTTTCGGATGTCGTCAAGCGTGATCCCAAACGCTGTAAAGTTCGGCGTGTCGAATGCCGAGATATGGATCTTCACAACGCCCTTGCGCTTGAACATCTCGAAAAACTCGCCCGTGGGCGCAGTAGGGTTTCCGATTGCCAGAAGATGGGAATCTTCCGAGGTTAGGATACCATCTATCCCGACCCAAATATCAGTCTCGATTCCTGCAGCCTCGTCGGCGACGACGAATATTGAGCCCCGTTGAGAGTGAGCGCCTTGGAACCTGTTGGCGTCGTTCGTACTTCGGCCAGTGGCGAACCAGTTCGGACCAAGTTCAAGCCTTGTCTCTAGCAGCTTACCACCCAAATCGACCCGGGACGACGTATAAGCGGCCCGTATCTCTTGCCAGAGGATGTCCCGAACCTGATCAAAAGTCGGCGCCGTGGTGACGACTCTTGATAATCGATGAGTATAATTGAACCAGATCACGGCCCGAGACGAGATCCAGCTCTTGCCAGCCGCGTGACATGAAGCGACCGCGACTTCCTTGTTGTCCCGGACGGCTTCCAGGATCACGATCTGTTTCTCCCAAGGTTCCGATCCTAGAAAATCCCGGATGAAATAGACCGGATCTTCTCGGATGAGCTTAACCGTCTTGGCTTCCTTCTCTGCCTTCGACAGCATTGATTAGCTCCAGGAGGGTCTCGGCTTTTCTTGATTCGGGATCGTCGCCCGTGATTTCTTGACTCTGCTTAATCGCTTGAATGCCGATCCTCGCCCCGGCCTCCCAGTGGATTGCAAGAGACCCGTAGGACATCGTTCTCTTCTGGCCGTCGGCGGTCTCGTAAGTGTCACCAAGCTTTAATCTGGAGAGGGTCTCGGCGTTGAGCTTCATAAGGTTGAGAAGTTCCAGATCATTCACGATCCGAGCTTTGCCCTCCTCAAATCGCTCTTCTTTCGACTTCTGGCGTTCTGCTATCCATTCGCTCGAAGCGGCAGTCTTGAAATCGAATACTTTATTTTTGTAATTATAAATTGTTCGCCATTTCTTAGGAATGCCTAACGCTTTGGCTATGGCTTGAGGGCTGTGACCCTTTGCAAGTTGTCTTTCAATTTCGTCAACATATTCAGCAATGGACTCAAAAGCCATAACAAGCGACCTTGAAAAGTTGAAATTTGTTGTAATGAATACTATTCAGCCCGTCTCTCGCACAAGCGTGCTTATCGGCGGGCCGTCGAGATCAACCCATCCGTCTTCCATAGATAGCCCCTTCCATCCCCGCCCGGCAGTCCATGTGACCTCAAGCCAGGTACGGATGCCAGGGCCAAGTGTCATGCGTCGAGCCACCAATGCGTTACGGGATCAATCATATTTCGCCTTTCAGAGCGTATAACTGTGATTATTCCAGGCGTGGCCAGGTCAGGGGCCACGTGGTAGGTGTGTTTTCCGGCCCGGCTATTTTGGTTGCTTCTTCCCGCAGACGGTTGATCACAGGTTGGTCATCAATGTAAGCTTCAAGGCGAGACGTGTATATCTCCTCGAACTTCGTGAACTTTACCAGATTTG